CCCGTCTTAGCGCGGTAAAGAGTAACACCATGCCTGATGTTAATCTCCCCGCGTACCAAAGTGCCGTTAAGAAAAGCCAACCAGAGCCCGTGCGGGTTGAATATCCGCGTCCGAGCTCCTTTTGGCCCATCAACGGTTCCTTCACCAACCACGAGACGACGAGGCACAGCTTGGTACTTCCTATAAGAATAGGATTGGTACCGTTTGTTGCGCTTGATCGACTCAAGGAAAGAAAAAGGAACCATCAGTCCTGCATCATCGTTTTCATTGGGCGGTACAAGCAGAAGCTTGTAAAACCCAACAAGGTACTTTATCGTCCGGGGCAAGAAGACCCCATGACGAGAGGACCAGCGATTAAGCAGGTTGATAGCGACACAGAAGTCCTGCCGTGTCCCAAGGGTCTTTAAGTAGACCCCGCGCACATCGTGACCGTTAAAATAGTCACGACCGCAAGACTCCCTAAACGGTCCTTCAAAGAAGGACTTCTGCTGGTTGACAGTAAAACCGAGCCATTCTAGGAGCGATAGCAAAGGAGCCGCAATTTCTTGCGTTCCGATGATATCATCTCCAAAAACGGACCAGCTACTGCCAGCCTTTTCCCGGCGAAGGCCGAGAAACGATCGAACAGCAGAAATGGCACAGCTGAAGATAATTGTCTGCAAAGGAAACGTAAAACCGTTCCCCATACTAGACACCATCTCCAGTTGCAATTGCTCGCCTTTCGGCATCGTCACAGAAGGTGATCTTAGCAGACGCAACCATCGGAGGACATCCGGTGGAAACGTCGCTTCGAGCATCTTCAACGATATCGAATCGGAGGCACTCTCAAGGTCGATTGTAAACAATCGACCGGAAAGAGATCCTATGCGAGCAAGCTCTCGATTGACATCAGGCTGAGTAACATGACCTACATATTTCTCAACATGTACGCCATGAAACCGAGCCAGATGTCGGGTAAAGTAAGTTGTATCATCATCAGGGGAATCACAACTTTCGATGTGAATCCCGAAATGAGACGATAACCTACGTGTTAGTATCGAACCGAGCCCTAACTGATAAAACATGTTAAGGCCTGGCTCTATACAAATCACCCTCGAGATGTCATCGTACTTAGGTACGCAAGACAAACGACTACCCGAAACTACTTTGAAGGAAAAACCAGACTGAGAACGAAGCTTTTCGGCTTCCGCCCAGTTCGGGTTCCTTGAACAGTAGCTAGTGTATGAAGCTTCAAAGAAGCGAGACGTCGAACAAAGGTCGCTAGAGAACATCTTCGTATAGAAGTCGTTCCCTCGCGCACCAATGGCCGCCCCAGGACCCACCCTAGCCTGAGCAAGTAGCTCAGAATCGGTTGAGAACAGGGGATAACGATTCAGAGGGTTGAAAAACTTATGGACCTCTTCTTTGAAGTGGCCTACAAGAAAGTCAATCCATAAATCGCTTCGTCTCGGGATCCAATCACCGCACTTCTTATTAGATGCGATGAACTTAGAGATAGCCAAAGCGTCCGCGTCCTCTCGGGTATGCCCCTTGAATTTCTTCAAGAGCGACCTACTGAGGGCGTTTTTCGCGAAGGCAGTCTCTGGGTCCTGACTTTTATCCAAAGCCAGATCTTCGATCAGGTACTGGGTAAGAGCATCGGTATCTACGATAACCATGGTCCCTCCAAAGTTGCACAGTGCAGGCCCTACAGCTTTTCAAACCAGACAAAGAGATGGGAAATCTCGAAGTCGGGAAAGAAACGCGATAGGATACCTGCGATCATGACCAAGATGAAAAGCGTCGAAAGACGCGATCGGAGTCGATCGGTTCTTCGTCTGCGGCGAAAGGCCGCAGGCTTAGAACGTAACGACACCGGATTTCACCGTGTCCATGAACTCG